GGTAGAATCTCAATGTTCCCTGTTAACTTTGCGAGAGGACTCCATTGGGATGCTAAATGTATAATTCTGGATGAGGCGCAAAATTCGACTGCTAAAGAGATTACTACTGTTTTAACCAGAATGGGTAATAACAGTAAATGTTTTATTCTAGCTGACCCTATGCAGACAGATTTAAGGCATCATGACCAGCGTGGGGCATTTGAGGCAATGACTAAAATTTTCACTGACCAAGAGAGTGAGAAAATGGGAATTCACACCTTTTGTTTCGACGAGGATGACATTATGAGATCTGAGCTAGTTAAGTTCTTGGCTAAAAAATTAAAAACCTTAAAAACTAAGTAATGGCTACTAAAGAAGAAAAATACGAAGATAATGTAGATGGTAAGTATTATTGCGATACCGAATGCATTGATTGCAACCTTTGTCGTGAGACAGCCCCAGATAACTTTGCAGATCATGAGGATGGATACTCTTTCGTTTATAAACAGCCAGAGAACGACGAGGAAGAAGTCCTATGCGTTGAGGCTATGGAAGGGTGTCCAGTTGATGCAATAGGTAATGACGGAAATGAGTAATCATAAGGGGCCGTAGCATGTTAAAGAAATTTTTAAAACCATTAATTTGGATAAAAGACTTTCAGGATAACGCTGTGTCTTACTTAACTAAAAAAGTAGACAAAAAAGTAGGGGCCAGTAAACCAAACAGATTTAAGACTTGGAAGTTAAAACAACCAGTATGGAAGCAGTTCTTAATAGAGCTCCCGATTTATATATTGATATTATGGTTATTAAATTTGTTTTTTAATCAAATAGGCTATGAAATAACTCCTTGGTAAATTTTAAATGGTCAAAATAAATGTACAATACGAAAATGGAGAACAAGACGTAGTTAGAATCAGTAACAAGCAAGCAGAAGAGGAACTAAAGCTTTTTCTTAGTAGGTACGAAGATTCTAGTAAGAGGGAGTGGGTGAAAAAGATAAAAGGGGTTGAGGATAATGCTTGGTCTGAAGAAGACTACGGTTGTTAACCATATAATTGAAAAAAGTAGCGCATGAGCGTACAGTTGGCTAAATGAGTACGCTTTGTGCCGCATTAATAGTTAAAAACGAAGAAAGTGTCATCTCAAGATGCATTGATTCGTTTAAGGACCATATTGACTACTGGGTGATATGCGATACTGGATCGACTGATAATACCAAGCAAATTATCACCGAAAAACTTCAAGGAATTCCCGGCGAGCTTCACGATAGAGAGTGGAAGAACTTTGGCCATAACCGATCCGAGCTAATGAAGCTTTGCCGTAATAAGGCTGATTATATTATTCTTTTAGATGCAGATATGACGCTGCAAGTAAACCAAGGAAACTTTAGAGATTCTCTTTCGAGCGATTCAATGAAGCCCACCTCTTATTTACTAAAATATGAAGGGGTAAACTATTTTAGGCAAAAACTATTAGTAAGAGGAGATCTTGATTGGAGGTACGAAGGAGTAACCCATGAATATATAGTGAGCGACCAAGACAATGGAGAAGGGGTGACGGATTTAATTTCTTTAGTCCATTTCGCAGATGGATCGAGGCACTCCTATAAAAATCAAGAAGACGTAAGACTTTTAGAGCAATCAATTATGGATAATGCAAATAACCCCAGAGATATGTTTTACTTGGCTCAATCTTACGAATGTAATGGCCAACGGGACGAAGCTAGGGATACGTATGGAAAACGCGCTCAGATGGAAGGCTGGGACCAAGAAACGTATATCTCGATGTTAAGGGAGGCAGAGTGCATTAGCAAAGACCCAGAAAGTATGAACTTTCCTCTAGGTCTGTATATAAAAGCGATGAAGTACCGCCCTTCTAGATTTGAGGCTGCATACAGAGTAATCAATTATATAAGAAGAAAAGAGCTTTATACGGCTTCTTACGCCCTTTCGCTAGAGTACATGAAAAAACCTGCGACAGAAGATATACTATTCGTAGATCAAGCTTCTAGAGATTATAAAATACCGTTAGAGTTTGCTTTAAGTAATTATTGGACAGGGAAAAAAGATGTTTGTAAGAGGGTGTGCGAAGACAAGCTAAATATTAGCTATATGCCTCTAGATTTTAGGCAATGCTATGAAAGACTACTTGACTTCTGCCGATCTTAACAAATCGCGCATTAGATTTCCTTACCACTGTTTCGCTCGACGCGCTTCCTAACTAGAAAAGCTTTGGCGTTTATCTGTTGCGCTAAATTTTGTATAAAATCTTCAAATTCTTTATCTTGCATGTCTTTATCGCAATATTTGTAACTTAGGTCTAAAATTTTTTCGAAATCTTTTAGAACTTCGTCCCTGCTCATAGCGTCTATATTTACACCAAATTATTAGACTTTTAAATTTTAAGGTGTTATCGTTTTTTTGATTATGAAGACTTACTGTACAGAATGTGGGGTTAAAATAGAATTTTCTCTAAAAAGGCCCAAATTTTGCAGTAATTGTGGTCATGCTTTAGACGGAGGTGAGAAAGTGGCTGAAGCCACCTCTACAGCAGATGAATCCCAAATTGGATTTGAGATGGACGATTCAGAAAATTTCCAAGTTAGCATAAAAGGCTTGGAATTCGATTTTGAACCAGATTCTCCGAACTCTGAAACTTTAGGCTCCATAATGAAAAGTGCTAATCCAGAAATTGACCCAAGTAGAGAAAGCTTCTCTTCAGAAGGTGGCATGTCAGCACAGCAGCACATGGAGCAATTCAAAGCCGAGGCGGGGACACTTAGAGAAACAGACAGCGAATAGTGCCTCGTAAGAAAAAGAAATCCAAGAAAACAAAACCAAAATTTGAAGACGTTATAGAAAAAATAGATACCGAAATCCTCAAAAGAAGAGGAAAGTGGAATCTAACCATCCTGTCTTGGATGGACTTTGATGATGTCTCTCAAATTTTAAGAATTCACATATACAAAAAATGGCATCTTTACGACCCAGAAAAACCTCTGGCTCCTTGGCTTAATAGGATTATATCAAATCAAATAAAAAATTTAATAAGGAACAACTACGGAAGTTTTAGTCGTCCTTGTTTAAAGTGTGATGCCGCCGAGGGAGTTGACATGTGCTCCATATACGGAAAGCAATCTAACGAATGTCCTTTATATGCTAACTGGGAAAAAACAAAAAAGAGAGCCCACGATACCAAACTACCAGTTTCATTAGAAAATCACAGGCAAGAAGTCCACACCATGCAGTCGGATTCTTGCAATTTAGAAAGGAATGCGGAAGCTTTACATCAGAAGATGAAAACCATTCTGAAACCTATAGAGTGGAAAGTATACAGGTTATTATATATAGAATTTAAAACAGAAAATGAGGTCTCTAGATTAATGGGGTATAAGACAAATGAAAAAAATAGGTCGCCCGGATACAAACAACTTAAAAATATAAAAAAAACAATTATAGAAAAAGTTAAAAAAGTTTTATCCGAAAACGATATAGATATCCTATGAGTAAGAAAGCTTTAGAACTTACAGAAGATCAACAGAAACAAATAATTGATCTTTGGAATAGTCAAGAGAATGACCCTCCTTCGCTCCTAGAGCTTGTTAGAGAGGCTTTTCCTGACGTTGAGAATGCAGACGGCAGAAGCAAGGAAGGGAAGGCTGTAAAGGCGTTTCTAGCGTCAAGATCGCTAAAAGCCAGAGGCGCTCATGAATACAAAGCCAAAGGCGTTAAAGACTTAAACGAAGACCAAAAAGATTTCATACAAAACAACGTATTAACAATGAAGCCTCTAGAAATAACTAGGGCTCTTTTTAATGACGATAAGCTTACCGCTTTATCTCAAGAAGCAAGGACAGTTTTAGATCACATAAAAACCTTAGACCCTCAATTGGTTTATGCTCAACCAGAACACGAAGACGTTGCTGTAGGAGAATACAAAGCTCCTAAGACAATTCCTTCTATGATTTTTAAAATAAACACTTATGTAGCTGAAAAGATCAACAAAGATAAAATTAAACCTTCGCAGAAAAAAGAAGTAACTTCCCTTATCGGTTACATGAATACTTATAGGTTTAATCATCAAATCAATACGTATCAAGCTGAAACAGATAGAGAATTGTTCGAGTCTAGTTTTATTCGTTATACGAATGATAAGTCAGATCTAACTCAAGAAGAGGTTGATCAATATATAGTCCTATGTACTGAAATAATTATTTCATCGAGTATCCAAGAAACTATTCAAATGATACAAATGCAAATCGATCAAGAAGTTGAGCAAGGTAATAGAATACCGATGACTTTGATCGAAGCTAACAACACCGCGAGAACAGAGTATAACCAATGTGTTACTCGGCAGCAAAAGCTTCTCAACGATTTAAAAGTAAAAAGAAGTGACCGCCTGAGCAAACAAGTTAAAGAGAACGCTAGTATCTTAAATTTAGTCCAAATGTGGAAAGAAGAAGAAAGCAGAGAAAAAATGATCCACTTAGCTGAGTTAAGAAAAGAGTCGCTGAAAGAAGAGACACAGAAACTAGCTTCTATGGACGAAATAAAAGCTAGGATAATGGGTTTGACAGAAGACGAGGTTTTAAATGGCTAACACTTGTAAAGTTTGCGGATTATCTTTCTCTTCAGAGAGACAGCTTCACGGCCACTTGAAGGCTCACAAGCTAAGATTAGCTGAGTATTACCAACAGTATTACCCTCGCTACGATTTATATACAGGGGAAATAATAAAATTTAAAAATAAAACTCAATATTTCTCTTCCAAGTTTAATTCTAAGACAAACTTGAGAATGTGGCTAAAAAAACAGCCAGAGCAGGAAGCTAAAAAATTCTGCGAGGAAATTTTACAAGAGAGGATAATAGACAAAGATTTGAAATATTCTCCGTGTCAGGTAGAACTAAGATCTTTAATGTTCCCTCCTGTTCAGTATTACAACGAATTATTTAATACGTATTATGATCTATGCTCAAAGCTCGGACTCAAAAGCAAATACTACAACGCTTTTGAATTGATAGTGGGGGAAGAATGGGCTGACCCAAAACACAAAATATACATAGATACCAGAGAGCAAAAGTCGTTAAGATTTGATAGACCTATAGAAATCAAAAAATTAAATTTTGGAGACTACTCTTTTAGCAGTAGGGAAGCTTCTGGTAATTGCTACGTCGAAAGAAAATCTCTAACTGATTTTGTTGGAACGATGAGTGGGGGGCTGGATAGATTTAAAAAAGAAATACAAAGAGCAAAAGAGTCAGAGGCTTATTTGGTGATTCTTGTAGAGGCTAAATATAATGACGCTCTCCATTTTGATCAGATAAGAAGAAAAGGGACCAACTCCAGACTATATAGCAAGATAAGAATTAATCCCGAATTTATATTTCACAATGTAAGGAATCTAATTCAAGAAAACGAGCACATACAATTTCTATTTGTGGAAGGAAGAAAGGAAGCGTCAAGAATCGTAGAGAAAATTTTCACCTCTGGTGGAGGAGTAAAGAAAATAGATCTACAATTATTTTACGACCTTGGAAAATTATAATGTGGTACGCGCCAGAAAAATATCAAAATAGTTTACCAGATTTAAATCAGGAGCTTTTAAATTTAAAAGGTGAGCTTACCGACAAGCAAGCTAAGATCAGTCTAGCCAAGTTCTTAAGAGGTAACTTAGGGATTACCACTGAACTTATATCAGGGATAAAGCTTGCTCCATTCCAAGAGATAACTCTTAAAGGAATGTTGAACAGTAATTTTTCAATGTGTGTTTGGGGTCGTGGTTGCGGGAAAACTTTCATTGCCTCTGTATTCTGTTTTCTGCAATGCATATTTAACCCCGGAACAAAAATACTTATAGCTGGTCCGACTTTCCGTACTGCGCGTTTTATTTTTAATAATTTAGAAAAGCTTGTTGAAAGCAAGGGCGCTGAATTATTAGCGCAAGCATTCGGAGCAAAATCAAAACGCAATGACCAGTTCGAATGGAAAATCAATGACGGAACAATAACCGCGATCCCCTTAAACGGTGAAAAGATTCGTGGTTTCCGCGCCGACATTCTAGTACTCGATGAGTATCTTTTGATACCGGAAGATATTATCAATAATGTATTAATGCCTTTCTTGGTTGCCCCTCAGAACATGAAAGAAAGATTAGAGGTAAAAGAGATAGAGGATAAACTTATTAAAGAAGGCAGAATGACAGAAGAGGATAGGATGGTTTTTGAAAACACCTCCAAGATGATAGCTCTTTCCTCTGCGTCGTACACGTTTGAAAATTTATATAAAACTTATCAAGAGTGGACAGATAAAATTACCTCGAAAGAAAAGACTGACGGTAGATATTTCATATCTCAAATGGCTTATGATTCTCTTCCTGAAGAAATGATAGATAGAACAATTATTGACGAAGCTCAAAATGGAGGAGCTTCTCATTCATCATTCTTGAGGGAGTATTGCGCTCAATTTACTGATGGGTCAGATTCTTATTTCAGTGCGAAAAAAATGCATCTGTGTACCATACCCGATGGTGAAAGCCCGACGACAAAGATAGTTGGAGACAAAGACAAGAAGTATATTCTAGGGATTGACCCATCATTTTCAAATAGCCCTAGCTCTGACTATTTTGCCATGTCTCTTTTAGAGCTAGATGACGAAACAAGCTCTGGCACTTTAGTGCATAGCTACGCTGTGGCGGGTGGAAATCTTAAAGATCACATTAAGTATCTTTATCATTTGATGTCTAACTTTAACATACAATTAATATGTATTGATAATGCAGGGTATCAATTTATAGACGGCGCAAATGAATCAGAGCATTTTAAGAAAGACGGCATCAAAATAAACTTTATGAATTTTGACAGCAATAAGGAGGGAGTTGACTATCAAAAAGAAATACGCAAATTTAAAAGAGAGCACAACCA